TGCTCTATTTTCTCTAGCTTGTTGAATCACATCAGGGTCAAAAATATCTTCATATGCGTTGACAATGATGTCAAAGCGACTGTATTCATCGTCTACCATGTGACAGTATGTTAATTTACTTTTGTGGATTTCTTTTAACATATCTTTGTTATTAAGATAATTTTGTTTTCTCATAAATCTTTCCTTACAATTATTACGAATATAACACATATTCTAGCAATGTCAAGTCTTCTAATTAAATTAGCATTTATTCGTTCTATAAATAGTACTATAGGAGAACGACATGAAATACTCACAACTTACTGAAGCTGAGGCAACTGATATTGCTGTATTCTATGGTGGAAGATTCCAGCCTATGCATAGCGGACACCACAAAGTTTATATGGATTTAGTTCGTAAGTTTGGTTCTTCAAATGTATTTATCGCTACTACAATAGCTAAGAATGCACAGCCAGAGAAAGATCCGTTTAGTTACGAAGAGAAAATTGGCATTATGACTACTATGTTTGGCATTCCAGCAGATAAAATTATACGCACAAGTCCATACCAACCAGATGTAAGTGCAACTGGAAAAGACCCAAATAACACCGCAGTACTACTAGTATTCAGTGAGAAAGATGCTGGTCGTTTAAAAACTGGTGGGTACTTGAGAATGTATAAAGATGGTGCACAATTAGTATCAAGTGACGAAGCGGGTTACATTTATACAGTGCCTGTTAAAGACGATGGTCGTAGTGCTACTACATTTAGAAATGTAATGCGTATGGATGGCATTGAAGAAAAGGATAAGCGTGAAGCGTTCGAGGACTTTTTTGGAAAGTTTAATCCCAAAGTTTACAATTTTGTAAAAGGAAAACTAAATGGCGGTCAGTAATTCATCTAGAACAATGTTAACTGCACCGTCACTATATTATTCTGGACCTGCAGCAATTTTAGGACAAACTAATGGACTAGTGTTTGCTATACAACCAGACATTGTTTATAATCAGTCAGTTAATTATACACCTTATAATTTAACTCATACTAATTATACAACACACGCATACAGTGGAACACCAAGCCCGACTATACAAGTAACTGCACAGTTTAGTAATGTTACTCGAGACGAGCATCTTTATACACAAGGCGTAATACATTTCTTGCGTAGTGTAACAAAGATGTTTTATGGTTTTGGTGATCAAAACAGTAGTCCAGTAGCAGGCACACCGCCTCCTAAATTACGCTTTAGTAGTTTTGGATCAAATCAATTTAACAATGTGCCAGTATATGTTGGTAATGTAAGTATTCCTTATCAAAGCGATACTGATTTAGTTGAAGTAAACGGCCAATCATTACCAGCAATACAAACTATTGCACTTGATTTGCTTGTTAGTGTTAACCCAGCTAAACAAAAACGTGAGTTTAGCAAGTCAGGGTTTGTTAGCGGAAATTTATACAGTAAAGGATTTATCTAATGGCAAATTATGCAAGTTCTAGTAATTATTCTGCAACTACACAAAATTTAAAATTTTTAGAAATTTATCAACCTAAAATAACTAATGCAAATTTATCCGACAATGCAAAGCTAGTACGTATTGGCAATAGATATCATCGTCGACCAGATTTGCTTGCATTTGACATGTATGGTAATGCAAGATACTGGTGGATATTTGTTCACTATAATAGAGATAAACTTAGAGATCCAATTAATGACTTTGTTGCAGGATTAGAAATTAAAGTGCCTTCTAAGTCTAGTGCCTTTGGTGTACGCTAATGGTATCAACAGTACCATCATTTGAACAACAGCTCAGTTTCATTCAATATGAAATGGGAACTGGTGACGGCGGCAATGTAGCTGGAAGTTTTAATAATAATCCTTATATGTCAGTTGAACAAGCATCACGTGCTTTCGAGTCACAGTATGAAAGACCTGCAGCAGGCAGTACCGATACAAGAATTGAAAATTCTCGAAGAGTGTTTAATGCAGGTGGGCAAGGCATTAGTCCTAGAGCTGATGCAGCTTATTCATATTTTAGAAGTCAAGGATGGTCTCCTGCACAAGCATCTGGCATTGTAGGTAATTTAATGGCTGAAAGTGGAGTACAGCTAAATCCAACTTCCCGTAACCCTGGCGATGGTACAGACGGATCTGACAGTATTGGTATTGCACAATGGAATTCTAGTAGAGCACAAAACTTATTAAATTGGGACGGATCAGCGGTTATTCCTACTCAAAGATTTGAGGATCCAACTAATAATGCAGGTCCTGAAACAGTTAATGGTCCAGAGTCAGCAGCTGAAGCTGTAAATGAAGAAAGAGCAATATCCAATCAAAGCGCATCAAAATATCAAGAAAATATTTTAAATCAATACGATAGTTACACTTATAGTTGGGCAATACATATGATAAACCCAACTCGTGCACAAGAATTTGAAAGAAATCTTGAAGATGGTACGTATATTACCTTAGCTGAGTCTGGCATTGAGAATGAAATTAGTATTGAAACAGTAATACAACAAACAACTTTAGGGTTTGTAAGAGAAAATAGAAATGCAGTTTCTAATAGTTTTGATATTTCTTTTGTTGAAGCAAAAGGACTAACGTTCCTTAACCGTATCATATTAGCTGCTCAAGAACTTGGCATTAGGAATCATCTTGAAGCAAATTACTTGCTTGAACTAAATTTCCGAGGATGGAAACAAAACAACACTGCAATGAACGATGAAGAGATTGGTCCATTTTATTATGTAGCATCAATAACAGACTTTCAAATAAAGCATCAAGACAGTGGAACCAATTATCAAGTTACGTTTATTGAAACTGAGTACAATGCCTATCGCAGAATGGACTTCCATTTAAAAACTGATATAACAGTACGTGCTAGCAATTTTGGTGATTTTTTAGATAACTTTACAGAAGAACTTAACGCAGAAGTACAACGACAAGTTGATACTTCAATAGCAAGGTTGTACCCAAACCAGTACCAATTTGGTACAGAGGGGGAAGCTAATGAATGGAGGAGTTGGGAGTTTGATGCAGTTCGTGGTGATAATTTACAACAAAGTCGTAACGTCAGTGTAACTGCTGAAGGCGGGGTTCTTGTATTTGTACTACACCAAGGCACAAGTATAACAGCGGCCATTGCAGCAGCGATATTACAAACTAGAGAATTTAAAAGAATACCACTTGTTGGCAGAAATCAATTTGCAAAAGATCAACCAGACGATGCTGTTGCGGATGCACCAAGTCTAGCTGAACTAATGCAATGGTTTATGTTTTCAACAAATGTGGAATACTTAGAACCTTATGATACTGTAGCAAAGCAATATATTAGAAAATTTACGTATAATATAAAAGCATATACTGTGCCACATGGAATTCATGATCCTATAAGTTTTAATCAATTTAACAGCAGTCTTGAGTCACAACAAGCTCGTTTAGATAATATTTTACGTTATGGATTATTACGAAAAAGGTATGATTATACCTATACTGGACTTAATAGTGAAGTTCTTGATGTTGACTTATCTTTAAACAATATATTCTTTATTGCACAGCCTATAGCTGGCGGAAATTTAGGAGCAAACTCACAATTTCCTGGACTAACTGGATCAGAATCTGATGCGTTTGATGCAAGATCAAGATATAACCAAACCAGAGACGAAGTTTCTAGATTGGAATCTGAACAAGAGCGGTTGGCTAGAGATATAAATGGTGCTGACCCAAGAAATGAAGATGGGGTGCTCAACCGGGCACAAACCGCTGCGCAAGCTAATGCAGAAGAATTAGCAGAACAACGTAGTTTATTATTACAAAGACAAGCCGAGCGTGATGCAGCAAATCAAGTGTTAGAGAACAGCCCTAGGGAATCTACTAACTTTTCTCCTATTGCAGATAGGTACATAACGCAAAGTGATCTTTATGGTGGTCAATCACGTGCAAATAATTCAATTGAACGTATGCAGGATTCAATGCAGTTTGATTATAGGTCAGTTAATGATAGTTTAGCATCAAGTGGTGCAGACACAAACGACGATCCAGGAACAGCATTTTTGGGTGCGCTAGAAATTAATCTCAATTCTACTGGTGAATTAGTAGAGCAACGTTTAAATATTAGAGGGGATACTTATTGGTTAGGGAAACCCAAAGGGGCGGCTAGGGTCAATGATAATGAAGCTGATTATGACTTTGGCGGATTGGGATACTTCTTTAATATGAGATTGCCAGTTTATGAAGATGGCGATTCAGGTCTTATGGCTGAAGAAAATTTTAGTATAACTGCATTGTATCGTGTTAAATCAGTTACATCGCAGTACATGATGGGAGAATTTAAACAAACCCTTGACTCAGTAAGAGACACAAATACAAATAATGCCATGTTAATTGACCAACTGTTGTCTGGTAGAATTGTAAATGCTCAAAACCGTAACTTACAAAATGATTATAATAATCCCAATGATGTCATAGATGCACAACCAAATAATGTACCTGGCACTGGAAATGAAGACACAAGTGCTATTCTTGATCCTACTGCAAGGGGAACTAATTCTGGCACTATAACTGGCAGTAATGATACCACTGGATCAACATCAAATATAGATAGTAGACTATTAGTTGCTTTGGAAAATGCGGCTGCCGCAGCTGGTGTAACTGGTGTCATATCACCACAGGGCGGTAATAGAGGTCCTGGGGGCAGTGGTAGACATGATGGATATGCAGCAGATATTAGTCTTTATGATGGCACTAGACTGTTATCAGTAGAGAATCCTAGAGATCTTGCTATCATACAAAACTATACTCAGGCATTTTTAAATGAAACTCGAAGTGCAGGATTAACACCAAGTGTTGGTATAGCTAATCCAACTCAAGGAACTGGCAGAGAGCTATATATGAGTGGAACAACTCACCATTATGATATTGCAAGAACACCAGGAATTGGGTCAAGTGTAGCGCCATCTCGGGGAGCATATTGGGGTGGCAGTGGCCGCACAGTATCACATCCAGCGCCAAATTGGTTAGTAAATATGTATAACAGTTAAGGAATACAATGTCAAACAAAGAAAGAAATAGACCAACTAATACCAACAGGGATTCAATTGGTGTACCAGCATTATTCGATAGTGGCACTCGTTCTGGATTTTCAATGCCCACTGGAGTATATGTGGGTAAAGTTATTGATGCTGCAGACGGTGATTATGGACAATCAATATATGTTAGCTTAGTTAATAATAATAAATTTGGTGAGACAGAAACACGTGATGATAGACAAAAATTTACTAAAGTTAGAAATGTGTCTCCATTTGGTGGGTCAATAGCTAACGGTGATACTTCCGTAAATTACGGATCAACATTCCCGCCGCCTGGACCAGGTACTGAAGTTTTGGTTGCATTTACTGGAGATGATCCAGTTGGATTTCTTCTTGGGTCACTGCCAGTAGTTGGTCGTAATGGTGCAATTCCTGGTTTACCTGCAAGTCAAATAAAAGATGAAGACAGTGTAGGACCATCAATTGATCCAGGCACAAAACAAACAGGTAATAGTAGACCTAGACATCCAGTTGGAAATGCAGTTGCAGAACAAGGCACTGGATTAGATCCAGTACGAGGAATTGGCAGTAGTGGTGCTAGAAGAGAATCTCCGTCAAATGTAGCTGGGTTTTTAACGCCTGCAGGTCATAGTTTTGTAATGGACGACGGCACAGTTGCGTTTAAAGAAGGTGAAAATTACGTACCTGATCAATCCCGTGAAGAAGGTCAAGATAACTTAATGCGCCTACGTAGTGCAGGCGGAGCACAGATGTTATTTAATGATAGTGCAGGTATTGTGTACATAACAAACCAAAAAGGTACTAGTTGGATGCAATTAGACAGTGATGGAAATGTTGATGTATATGCCGCTGGCAGTGTAAGTTATCATGCAGAAGAAGATTTTAATTTTTATGCTGATGGTGATATCAACATGGATGCTGACACATTTAATATCAAAGCTAGAGGGGCTGCAGGAATACAGGCAGAAACAGCAACTGGTCCAATACAACTTAAAGCAAATAAAGATATACGCCTAACAACTGATCTTAATTTACAACTTAAAGCTAGTGGATTTGGTAGAATTAGTACAGATGGTATGTTGGACTTAAATGGTCCCACAGCATTAGGCGCAGTTGGACCTACTAGTGGCAGTTTAAGTATAAACCGTTCAGTAAAAGAAAGTATTAATCCAAGAGTTCCAGAGCACGAGCCTTGGGGCGGCCATAGTGCACAAGGAAGTAAAGTAGCTGCGCAAGCACCTTCAAGTGCGCAAACATCTGCTACTGATATAGATCTCACCAATGTGGGTCCAGCACCAGCGGCATCGCCACCAGCACCAACCTTTGAAGGCAGGAGACCGCCAGTTTCGAATCGAGATAGAGGAGGTCCGCAGTAACAATGAATATGTTATCTAAATTTAAAACAGATTGGGAAGAATTTGTCACCAAAGACGATGACTGGAATGTTGAGCTAGATATTAATACTATATCTGCCAGTGAAAAAATAATCCTGGTTACACTTAATATGTCAAGGTATATTGGATATAATAAAACTGGTTACAGTATTCCTGGCGCCGGACGTGGTATTACTGAACAAGAAGCATATGATATTTGGATAGCTGATTTTCAAAAAAATCAACGTAGCATGATTAAACAACTAAAAGCATTTGGACTAACTAGTATACCACAGTGTGTATATGATGGGTTGCTACTTTATTACATTATTAATGGTGATATCCTACAAGTAACTGCTAATGAAGGTTTATATGAAATACGTGATTATATTGTTGACGGCGATTGGGACTCACTTGCTAGTATAATTAAACGCAGTAACTTTAATCGAAAGTTCTGTACACGGGCATCCGCAATCATACGGTTAAGTGACTATGGTAAATCAAAGTCACGTAGTTGGCACAGACAAACTGGCATATTCCAAATGCGTGATAAAAACGAAATTGGATTGCTTGGCGGAGAAGATTTGGATAGAGCACGATTTGCATACTATGCTGAAACACTAAGGTTCCTCCCAAATACCCCAGAAGGTATCAAACGTACTATTGCAAAACAATACAACAGTACATTAGTTGTTGACCAATTTACATATGGTAGTAGTAATGTTTTTACAATTAATGGTAGTCCAAGCATGGATCCAGTAGAAAAACTCAAAGTAGAAGTTAATGGAGAAGCGATTCAGCATTTTTTCGACTTTACAATACTTAATAATGTCATTACTATAACAAAATCACTTAATAGTGGTGATATCATTAGATTTACTACTAAAATTTAAAAAGTAGCAGTTAATTTTGCTATAAATATGAGTATGGTTACATACGTTGGATATAGCACAATTGATAGTAAAAACATTAACTCAGTCCTTACTGACAAGGACTTAGCTCTTCGTGACTTACTAAATCACTTTTATACTCGCAAGGGTGAAAGAGTAATGAATCCAAATTTTGGATCAATATTACCTGATTTAATTTTTGAACCCTTGGATGCAGCTACTGAACAGTTAGCAAGAGATGATGTACAAAACATTATTGACAGCGACCCAAGATGGATTTTTAGCGAATTAAATTTAAGTAAACCAACAGATCATCAATTAGATATACGAGTACGTGTTATCTACGATGACACTGGTTTAGCTGAAGAGCTATATTTAACATACACAAGTGAGATAACATAATGGCACAAGGCGCAAGACAAAGCAGTTTATTTGCTGCTGAAGATTTTAGTGTAGTCTATGAAAGTTTTGCACAAGCAAACTTCCAAGCATACGACTTTGACACTATTAAAAATGCAATGGTAGAGTACATAGATACCAACTACCCAGAAAATTTTAATGACTGGATTAGCTCAAGTGAGTTTACAAGTTTACTAGAACTTATGGCATTTTTGGGACACAACTTAGCATTCCGTAATGATCTTAACTCACGTGAAAATTATTTAAGTACAGCAGAACGTAGAGACAGTGCCCTCCGTATTGCTGAATTCCTTGGATACAACCCAACACGTAATGTAGTAGCCAGTGGATATTTAAAAATTGATAGCATAAAGACAACTGAAACAGTGTATGATGTGGACGGCAATAGTCTTGCAAACGTTGATTTACAATTTGAAGATGTTACTGATCCAGTGTTTTATCAAAACTTTATTACTGTAATGAATAGTATTTTTAGTAGTAGTAATCAGTTTGGTACACCATTTAGTAGAAGTGTTCGTGATGGTATCACAAATGAAGTTTATAGAACAACTAGTGTAGGTGTTGAACCATCATATGAATTTAACGGAAGTATTTCTGGTTCACGAGCAGTATTTGGTGCACACAGTGTGTATCACAACAGTGTTGCAAATCGTATTCAAGAAAAAACACCTGATCCATATGGTGCACTTGATATATTATATAGAAATGACAATGGCGGATTTAGTAGTCCAGACACTGGATTCTTTTTAGGATTTAAACAAGGTGTACTGAATTTTAAAGACTTTAATATTACTGAAGGCCTGCCAAATCTTGTTCTTGATATTGAAGACTCCAATGTAGCTAATGGAAACATTTGGGTACAGACTGTTGATGAAATTGGAAAAGTAATGTCTAATTGGAATCAAGTTGATCGAATTTTTGGTCTGAATGCAATATATAACAATCTTGACAATAACTTTAGAAACATCTATACTGTATCAAGTAGAGAAGACGACAAAATTAG